TGCATGTTCTCATATTTGGTGCCGATGAGACACGCTACCAAAACCTCTTTTAAGTCACGCGCTTCGTTAATGACGGGCGCAAACGGCGTGATGCCTCGGTATTGGTCAATCCGGCGCGGGTCAAAAAGGAAAAGAATTTCAGAGGCCGGAATTTCCTCTGGGTTGATGTATGCGTTTGCTTTTGTGCGTTGAAAGACCCGATAGGAAACTGGCTTGCCCGTGCTAACGTCCACCGTAATTCCTTGGAAATAATCAGCTGACCAACCAACCGACGTGTTGCCGCCGATGCGGTCGCCTTCGATGCCAACAAGCTTCAGTCCGTCCGCTCCGCGATGCCATTTTAGAGCATAATCACCATCGCGCGTTTCGCTCTTGTCGGCAATCGTGACCATCTGGCGGAAGTTGTGACGCCCCGAAATGTCGCAGCGCGCGAAGCAGTCGGAAAGGTAAGCTTCATAGATCGCATCCACCTTTTCGTCGCCCGTGTGCGCCTGATAGTTGAGCGTGCCGAAAGCATAAAGGCTTACCTTGTCAATGATGCTTTGAAACAGTCCAAAGTTTTGCTCAAGATCGCGCATCTGAGTGATGAGCGTGATGCGGTCGGGAAAGGCCGTGTAGTCTTCCGGTCCTTGGATAACTTTTGCCGACGCACGCAACCGCGTGTAGCGCGCTGCCTCATACGAAAATTCCCGCCGAGCGCGCAAACGCGACGCGCCCCACTTCGGGAATAGTCCTCCAATTACCGAGTCGAGTTTTGTCACCGCAGGAGCCGATTCAGTTGTCATTTTCAAGGGGGCTTAGGTTCCGAAGCGCGCAAAAGTCTGCGTCGTGCGAGTCCCGTTTTTGCGTGACAGCGCGTCGTTAATGTCGCCCAAAGTCTGCGCAACTTCCGCCAAGTTTGCGCGGTTAAACTGCCGTCCTGCAATAGTGTAGGACTGTCCGGCGACGGCAATCGCGCTCATGCAAGAAAGGTATTCCGTCTGCAATGTGGTCAACTGCGCCGCCGTGAGAGCGTAGAATCTGCCTGTAAAAGCCATGCCACTGCCCGCGCGTCAATGCGTTGACCGCTATTCTTCTGCGCGCGGCTTCTCTTCCGCCTGCTTTGTGGGCAACGCGAGCAACTTCATCAGCAGCGCAAAGCCAATGCCGTATTTGGCGCAATCCCATGCGTGATTCGGTTTGCTGCTGTGAATCTTTTCCCAGACCCAGCGCCCGCCCTTTTGGATTTTATGCTCGCCGCGCATTTGCTCAAGGTAGCTCGGCGGCGTGTCGTCTGGGTGCTCGTATTTTACGCCGCGCCCAGCCGCGAGATTTGCAAGAATGTCGGCCATGTAATCCTCGGAAAGATGCAGGTAGTTCACCGCTTTGCCTGCTGCCGTCGTGCGTTGCCAAGGCGAATACGGAAGCCGAATTTTGCGCGCCTCTTGCGAACCCGGCAGCGGCGGAAGCAAGTGAAGCCATTGCGTTTGATCGCTACCAAAAACGGCAATCCAACCATACTCGGCGCACTCCTTGAAAACCTCGTGCTTTTCAAACGCCGCGTCCTGCCAAACGCAACGGTCAGGAACCGCGTAGCGTTGTTGCAGGTCACGCATAGCCTCCTTAGTGCCTTCGCGCCCGTAGTAAAGCTGCCGCGAGCTTCCGTCCGCGCGCCACGCTCGCACCTCGCACCAACGATGCGGCGAGTCACCGCCAACGCCTTGCTGCCTGTCTGCCATGAGCGTGCGGTATTTCTCGCCGTCTAGCTTTTCTCCGTTTGTGTAGTCGCCTGCTTTGTACCCGCTCGCGGTGCCATTGATCGTCACGGTGAGGTAGGTTTCTTCCCACGGCAAACACTCGTCCTGCATTTTTACGTCCTTCATCCCGCTCATGTCGCCGTAGGCCGATTGCTCCATCGCCGCAATTTTACGCGTGATGAGGTCGGCGAATGTGTTGTTGAGCAGCGCATTTGTCGAAAAGCTGCGCACCTCGCGCGGCGATTTCTCGTGCTGCGCCACATACGCGCCATCCCGATTCCATTCCGCAAGTGTCGCCGGCGAGTCAAGCCACACGTCGCGCGTGTCTTTTGCCTCATAGCGCGCCGTCTCAATCGCCCGCGCTAGGGAATAGCTGCCGTCAGGTCGGCGCGCGTCGTCCGCCCACGTCAAGCCCCAGCGCGAGCCGTCAGCGCGCTTGCCGCCCATAAGTAGCGGGTAGTGCTTGCCGTCGCTCGGCGCGCGATAGCACCACGCCGCCTGATGCCCAGCGCGAAAGCTGCGGTCTTCAACGTCGTTTGCGTTGCCTGCCTGCGACACGTTCACAACTTTTTCGCTTTGTATTTCTGCAAAATCGCGCGTGCGGCTCACCGCTTGATTGTAAAGCGTCTGCCAAACCGGGAGCCAAATCTCCTCGTTAAACTGCCACCGGATGCCCTTGCCTTGAAAGTTGTTTGGATTTGCGCCCTGCACCTTGAGAAAGAAAGGGCCAAAATAAATTTCGGTCGTCGTCACGTCATGCCGCCCGCCCGGTAGCATCGCGCGGAACTGCGGCGACGACTTCCACAACGGCCACGCCTTTTCCTTCATGTGTTCCGCCGCCGCCTCGTCCTTCTGCCAATTCCACATCAGCGGGCCGGGGTCGTTGCAAATGATCCACGGAATCGCAATGTCGTTGATCATCGACCCGCCAAAGCGAGGCGGCTTCCTAAAATGCACGCGCCGCACCATCGTGTCTTGAATCGCGTCGAAAACGGCCATGAGCGGGCGCCGCACAGTGACGTCAAACTTGCCGGGGATTCGGTAGCTTGCCGGCAAGGTTAGCTGGTCCGCTGCCCAAGTGTAGATCGGTCGGCGGTCGGGCTTTGTCCACCCGTTGCGCCAGCCGGCAAAGTCGCCTAGTCGTGGGTCTGCCATTGATCGACCTCCCGTGCGAAGACTTCGCAAAGCCGGTCGGCGAGGGCGCGCCCGTGCGCGCTGATTTCGCTCGCCGTGCGTCCGACAACCTTGCCGGGGTATTCTCGCTCAAGCGCCGCGAACAGCACCGCCTTTTGCTTCGATGACACTTGCAACAGCAGCTTGCTTACCTCGCTGCGCTTCACCGACTGCCGCTCCTGCTCCTCAATCTTCATGTCGAGGAGCCGAATCTCCTTCTGCGTTTTCTCATCCTTTGTGTTCACGAGCTTTTCCTTAGTGCGCGTGTTGTGCTCGCGGTAGTAGCGGAAGAGTCCTTGGATGGTTGGCGCCAACTGATACATCGACTCAATCGGCGGCGGAAAATAACCCTCTGCCGCAAGTTGTCGATGGCGTCGGTCGGTAAGTCCCGACAGAGCGCACAGCTTGTCCGCCGTGATTGTTTGAAGTGCCTGCGATGTGTCGGCCATGTTACTCGCCTGTATTTTCCAGCTTCATCCCGTATTCATTCGCATCGAATTTCACTCCTTCAAACTCCGGTTTTAGCCGCAGTTTGTTGCGCTGAAACCCAGAGTAGTCAACGGAGTGCTGCCAGCGACCCCACTTCTGCACAATCTTTACAATGTCTGAGTGCTGATTGAGGAGCGATTGAGCCATGAGCAAACGCCCGTCCTTCTTGTTTTCAAGAAGGTAAAGCGACTCCGTGTTGCCGCCCTTCATCGTCATCGTCGCCATCTTCACGCAATAAAATGCGTTGAATAAAATCGTGCACCATCCGTCTTTCAGCGCGCGAATCGACAAATCCGTGTCCTCGTTGTAGCGCCCTCGCCACCTGTAACCGATTTCATTGAGGATTAGGATGCAGGAATAAATACGCGTGTTAATCGTCAGCGGCGGCTTTTTTTGCTTTCGTGGGATGAACATCCAATACTGAAACCCAGCAATCGCCACGTTTGTGTATCGCTCAACCAAATCCTCGGCAGCATAAAAAATCGTCCCTGAGCCCGACTCAATTTTGAAGTTTTGATTGTAGCGCCCGAACGATGAAATGTTGTCGTCTAGAATCCAATGCCGTTTTGCGCCAATCGACACAGCGTGCTGCCAAACCCAATTGCGTGCAGGGATCGAACCCTGTCCAAGATTGGAAAATGGAAGCACCAAGATTTTGTCGCGCGCTATCACGGCGGCGTATTGCGCAAGCTCCTGTGGCTCTATCACGATGTGATAGGGCACGTTCATCCGTTCTAGCGCTTTGCTAGTCAGTCGAGATTCCCAGCGCCCCTTTGAAATAATGTAAACGGGAAACCTAGGATTCATCGGCGGCAGGTGTCTTTGCATCGGTGTAACGCATGTGCGCTTTGCTTTCGGCGGGCTGCGCCGGGAACCACACGCTTTTGGTTTTCTCCGTGAGCGCCTGCCCAAGCGTCTTCGCAAATTCCAGCTTGTCGGCGTCGGACTTGAAGTTGATCAGCAGACGATTCTTCGCCAACTTGTCCTCGTTTGCGCACTCGGGCATACCTGCCCAAACCTCATCGACATTGTTTTCGCCTTCGACCTGCATAACAGACATAACGCGCTCCAATTCCATCGTCGTAAAGCCCGTCAGTTCAATCTCAACGCCGCTCTCGGTGATGTTTTCGAGCACGTCTTTTAGCGCCGTCATGTCGATTTCGGCCAACGCGGACAGGCGATTGTCGGCGATAAGGTCTGCCATCTCGGCTGCCTCGTCCGCATAGTCCTGCAGATCGACAGGCGCGACCGTCAGCCCCGCCAGCTTCGCCGCGACAAGCCTCCCGTGTCCCTTGATCACCAGTCCGCTGCGCTTGCTGACGCAGATCGGCGAACGCCAACCGCTGGCGACGATAACCTTGCCAAGCAAGCGCAACTGCTCCTCAGGATGCGTGTTTACGTTGCGCGGATGCGGCTTGAATCGCGCAAGTTCCCAGACTTCGGAGTGCGCGCATTGGATTTTTGGTTCGGTGATCATGTTGTTAATGAATAAAATTGGCTCGCTTAACTGGCATTAAATCCCCCATCCCCTTTCGGTGTAACTGAAACGCAAATTCCCGGTTTCGCGCATAAAACCGCTCGTAGGCTCGGGAGACT